CGTAAGGAAAGGTGATTGGTTGGCTACTATCTTTCCCTGTGAAGTATGTTTTGAATTCCTCACCATCATCACCAACGTGAGTATCATAAAACACTACTGCGTCAAGGTCGTATGCTTGACCATTGAACCGTGCTGGATCTTTGAAAACATGAGAGCAGCGTTTGTTTTGAAATACGCCAGAAGAGGCTTCATTCCATTCCCAATCTTCACCAGTAATCGGGCCAATAGGTTCAAACTTTGCCAGCTTTGAGAATAAGTTGATCGCGTAAGGGGCTGAACTGCCAGAATGACCTTCTTTAGCAAAAACTTCAAGCAACTCAAGAATCGAGTTACACAAAAGTTCCTGCATTTCGTCTTTGAATACACCGTTTTCATCGGTCCAGCCAACCGCCTTGAACTCTGCTTCCGCGTGGGTAATGTAGTTACTCATGTTAGCTCCAATCTAAAGTTATTTTTTCAAAGATCAGTGTTGCCCACTGCTCACTGTTTTGTTCAGTTACCCGCACATCATAATATTCAGGGGCAATGAATGCTTTGTTTGTATCTTCATATCTGCCAGCTGAAATCGTGTCAACCCACACAAGATACTCTGCGTTAAACATATCGCGCATTGACGGGAACGGCGCAACAAAATCAGCTATCACGAACTCAGCGTCACTTTCATCAGCAAGTTGCCGCATTCTGCTTGCTTGGCGCTGCCTGCCTGCATCGCTAAAATCCCAATCATCATACTCTTTACGCACTTGATCAGCGTTAAACCAAGCCACAGTGTTGCCTGCGTTTTCCAATCGTGATTTCAATGCTGCTGCCAAAGTAGTCTTACCTGATCCAGGCAAGCCCATAATTAAGATTTTCACACTCATTTTGTATCTATATCGTATAGTTGTTCTCTAAGTTTAGCGATTTCATCTGCTGCTTCTTCAAGCAGATCAGAGATTCTGTCTGGCTTTCCTTCTTGGACAGATTTGCGCGAGGCAATTTGTCTGCGAATCTCCGCTCGCTTAGACAATCGGTAAACTAAATCATTTTCATCAAACTTGTTGAACATATTCATATTACAACTTAATCTCTGTGATGGGGAATCCGTTATATCGATCTTCGTTTAAAACACATGCAACATTAGAAACTTCGGGTTTGTTTAACACCTGAGCAAATAGTTCTTTGATCTTTTCATATAACTTTTCTTCTGTATCACTATCTAAAATGTAACCATAATTTCCACTACCGTCTGCGCCAATGGTGTTGCCGCATACTCTTCTACTTGTGTAAGTGTAAGTGTAAGTAATTATAGCTTTCATGCTAAATCTCCTGTATTCTACCTTGTTTAATCCAAAGTTCAATCGCATTATTAGTAGTAACTGACACTTTTTTGATTCCAGCGTTGTTCACAAAAATGATATCGGCTCCATCGAATTCTAAACTTCCATCGTCTCTAGTTAAAATAGTGTCGTATGAGTCATTATGCGTCAAAAATGACAGCATAATGTGAGTTACAATGGCAAACGAGCGAGTCTTCATACTGCCATGTGTGGCTTACCAAGTCGGGCACACCGACGATTAGATCGTGTCATCAACACTTCGGGGGTCACTGTTTCGACTTCTGACGAAAAAACTACAGTTTTAGTCTTAAGACCTTCTGAGTTGATAACACCGGCATTGACATATTTTTCAGACTGACGATCATAAAGTTTAACTGTATAAGACAGTTCACCGAAGCCATCTTCTAAACTTGCTACTTCAAGTTTCCGTTCTGCTTTACGAGCAACGGAGCATAGACGCAATCCCTTCTTAATGTATCCGATCTGAACATTACGAATTAACTGTTCAATCAATCGTTCCTTACAACGATCAGTATAAGGGTTTTCTTGACTCGCAATCTCAAGCCGCATTAATCGTAAACAGTTGGCTACAGTCTTTGATGGCAGAACACCAACAGTATATGCTTCTTCAAGATCTACTACTTGTTTTCTAGTAGCAGTAATACGCTTACCAGCAGACCGTGACAGGTTCAATGAGTTAAGTTCGTTCAAAGCTCTGGCGAGATACATCGCAGCTGGTGTATCACCAAACGTTTTTTCATCTAAATTCATATTGTTCTTTCAGTTTTTCTTAGGCAGTGGCCATTTAGTTTGATTTAAAGTCGTCGTCGTCGTTGCTGCAGCCTTCTTAGCAGCACGTTGAGCACGTTTACGGATCGCATTCGCTGTCATTGACAACGGATGAGCAGACTTTGACATCACTGGCGGCTCAACGCTACCAACTGCAGTAGTTTGCACTGGCTTTGTAAACGCATCATCAGGGGCAACTTCCAACTCTCCAATGACTTCATAGCGGCATGTGCGGCCCTTCGTGTCATTATAATCTGACGGAATGCTAACTACATCACGCGGGTTAATCTTCAAAATCATAGTATGGTCACCGCCAAAACTCTTAAGGTATTCCTGGCTGCAGAAATGCAGTCCTGATGAGCAGGTGCGATCCTTATCGTCGTCAACCATGTTTCGATCCATTTCGCACACTTGGCCAACGCTGTTGTCAAACTTGCCGCTATGGCAGTCTTTATAGTTTGCCCTAACTTTCTTATACGCAAGGAAGTGACCGTCTGGAGTGATGGGTAGATTGCTCTTTTCCAAGAAACCATACAGTTCATTCACTGAACGTTTGCTTGGATTCTTCATCAAGTTTTCCATAAACAACACCATTGGAGTGATTGGAAAACCATCCTTCAGCATTGCAACCATACGTGTAGTTAACGCGTTGTTGAACGGAGCACCGCGCCAGAAGAACTGACCATCAACAATGCTCACATTACCTTGGGCATAGTTAACCACAACTTCAACAGGGTTGATCAACTCTTTAACCGAATCCCAGTCGTTGGCTTTGATTGCTTCACGCACCTTCTCATAGGTGATGTGCGTTTTGGAAATCGTGTGTGGCTTGTTGTCAATAACCACGACAATGTTGTTTCCTTGAATAAGGTAAGGAAAACCTGTTACTGACGACGACTTAGACATAATAAACTCCTGTTAAAAATAATCTCACCACTGAACTTCTTCTTTACTCATTGCAGCATCAACCAAGTTGATATAATTTACAACTGCTGACACGGGGGCACCGACATGACGTAGCAGCGGGTAACGAGCGTTGATTTCTTTAATCTCTTCATCCAACTTAGTTAACCGTTCTGACATATTGAACTTTGCTTTAGCAGCGGGGTACAAACCAAGCATGCTACTTAGAGCATACTCATTTCGACCATGGGCAGTAATGCCAGTGAATCTACTCATAAACTTATAATATAGGCTTTCACTATTCTTGCTGCCAACGTTAGTTACAATGGCTTCATTATACCTGAATCCCGCTGTTTGGTCAACTCTTTTGAGCATCCACGATAGCTGCAGAGACTCACTTTGGGCGTCAAGTTCTTCGCCAACCTTAACTGTCAAGTCTACCCAGTTTGACAGCTTTTTAACTTCTTCCAAATCAGCTTTCCGCACGCCGTATACTGTGATATGGGCAAGGCCACGAATATGAAGTGCGCTAAGGTAAGCCGCAAAATCCTTTCCAGTCTGGTTGGGGAACCCAGCCACATTAAATCCATTCAACGGTAAATAGTAGTAGGTTGCACCTTTGTCAAAAGAGTCCAACTTTGCGGAATCACGCCACACCATTTCATCACGTTGATTGTAGCCACCAGTGCAGCGACGTTGCAGCGAGGTGATGGTCACGTTTTTGGAGCGAACTACAGTTCGGCGTTCAGCTTGCAGCAGAGCCGATGCATTGAACACTTGCTTGGCAGGGGGTGTTCCCAAGTCTTTTAAAAATGCAGCATAGTCGGCAGGCTTAGTTTTGTCTGCTGGAGAAAGAACGGCAACTGTATGCCTACCTTCGTTACGAGTAGCAGCATCGTTAGCCCAGTGATATTTTGCACGAGTCAGTGCCCCAGATTTAGTATCTTGAAGCACAAACTTCATTGTTGAACTAACGTAAAACTGATTTGCTTGCTCTGACTTTCCACCAATCATCACACTGGTTGGCTTTTCCATGCTGGCATGTTTTCTATAGCGTGTCTCTGACTTGAATATTGTTGCGGTAATGTTATATTTTTCTGCCAACAATGAAACAGGCAAGGTGAACACCTTGAGTGCATAAAAACTGTTACGAGAGTTTGGCACTCTACCTCGGAACAACTCAAACTTCGTGTCAGTCACATATTTTTCAACAGCATCGCAATACAAATTTTGATTGTGTTTTCCCTCAAGGAAATATGCCCGCGCCCAGCGGTTCTTGATCTTTTTGGCTTGCTCGGCAATGTGGATTACCAACTGTGCGTTCAGTTTTTCAACCTTGCTGCTAATCGCAGTAACAGTTTGTGCAATATAGCTCAACCCTTCGCGTGACGCTTGAAAATCAAGTTCACCGATTTCAAAATGTAGTTCCAATCCGCATCCCAACAACTTATGCACCGTAGGGATTTCTTTAAACGCGTCACGATCAATCGGGTATCGAATATTGCCCATGATCGCGTATGACCCTTCGTGATATGAAGCAAGATAATGAACGCCAGGGATAATATCTTTTTCTTCGTATTGTGTTTCAGTCACCGTAAACCCGTTATAACCGGTGACAACTGGTCGCAGCTTAAAGTAAGTCAACGCATATTTTGCTTCATACGCAAACTTAGTGAAATCTTCAGTAGTGTTTACAGAAAACTTGATCTCAACGCCGTTAGGGTCTGTGCTTTCATCGCTCATCATTAACGCAATGCTCGGAATGCCCGCTTCGTTGATAAATGCTGAGTAAACACCACGCACACCGTCCTTGACTGCTGTTACCGTGAAGTTATCAGTGTAGCTGAACGGTGTCTTACTGCCAAGGCCAAGTGCCCCAACAAAATCATTACTGCCTGTCTTGGTTGATTCAAAATAGGTGGTGTAGATATCTACTACTTGCTTGTGGGTCAACCCAACGCCATAGTCGCGAATGCTGAACCAGGGTTCAAGCTGGTTAGGCAGGTGCATGTCAAATGGAGTGGTAAGATTGCCGGCAGCAACATGCGAGTCATATGCGTTACAGCTCAACTCACGGATAATGGCGCGGATTTTGTTCGCATATAGGCTGCTTGACAAAATGCCAAAGGCTTTGGCGGAGTTACGAATACGGAACTCGCCGATTTCAGCAACATTACTGATGGTGGCTTCGTTTTGGGGGGCGTTATTTAAAATCATATGTAAGTTCAAAGTTAACGGTTAGCGACTCGAGCCAGCAAGGTGGTGTTGATAAAATCCATCTCGTCTTGCTCAACAAAAAAATCAGTGGAAGGATCATAGTATTTTCCTTCTACAGTGTCATAATACAGCACTCTGCCAGAAAAGTCAAATGGTCCTTCCAACCCTTTGCGCGGGCCATACTTGATGCGCATTGCGTCAACAGCGTAGGTCTTGTAAGCCATAATAAACTCCCACAATGTGGCTGTGATACTTACAACTATGTGCTCACCCAACCATCATTGTTACGAGCCAGTATCTCAATCATGTGATTCCACATTGCCTGCTTTTGTTTATCTGTAGCATGGGTCCAACCATACCACCAAGATTCGGAAGGACGATTGCCATACGCATCCTTATGGAGATCGGATACTGAAACTTCATCAAATGTAAACATTTTAGGTCCTTAGTCTGTTTCTGCTATGTGACTATTATAACACCAAAAGGCTTGACTGTCGACAGTTATTCACAGGGCAGCAACAAGGGCCATCAGTTCTGCTTTTTTAGCTTCATCAATGAATGCGCGGCCACCGTAGTTAAAGGTGCCGTTGAGGGTGGCAATCAGTTCCTTAACCTTGTGGTTCGTTTCGCGGATCGCAGCTTCAGCAGCTTGATTCTTATGTAACCATTCAGCTTCAACCAACCGTGCGCCAAAAGATGTGCCGCGCTCGTCACCATGCTTGTCAAACACCTTGCCATTGCTCAGTGTAATGTGTCCGTGACCGTTGATTTTTGTAACAGTAGCAAAGCCCGCACCAAGCAATGAGCCATACAGTGTAGAACGGCCAAATCCAACTTCATCACCAACTTTAACTGCAAACATATTTAACTCCTGGATTGTTTCTGCTATGTCTGTATTATACAGCCAAAAGGCTTGACTGTCAACTAAATCAGGCCGTAAGGATGTAAGGTTTGTCCCAGCTACCAACGTTGATGGTAATATAGAAGCCAACGTCAAAATAGTCAGATTGCATGTCACTGCGATCATAGTTCCCAACATTCATCGCATCCTTTAGTTCAGTCAAGAACTTCAATGCCTCGCCAGTATAGTGATTTTGAATCCAAAACTCATTCACTTGAATGTAAGTGGGCTTGACGGGGTTGCGACTGTAGTGTGAGTTAGGTTGCTTGATGGCGATATCAAACATGTTGCCAATAATGTCAATAGGACCAGACTTGATATTACACACCAGCGTTGAGTGATTACGCACTGCGAGTGAAGCTTTCATCTTGTATTTTTTCAACACATTTTTGATAGCCGGGGCAAGTTCTGCCTTCTTTGACTGATTCATATAAGCCATTTTAAACTCCTGGTTTGTTTTGCGATGTATGTATTATACAGCCAAAAGGTTTGACTGTCAACTGTTTTCTGGCATAATATGGGTGGTTTATCGTGCTTCGTTGAGCAGATCCGCGCATCCTATTGCGTTCCAAGTGCGAAAAACACTGTCACCCATCTTGTGGTCAATGAAATCAACAACTTACAGTCATGAAAAACCACGCTGATTCAAAATGTCATATTTTTCAGCTGATTTGCGAAAGTTTTTTGTTTACTCAGCTTGGGAGGATTGCCCGTCCCAGAGTCTTCATGCGTTGTAAACCCATAAACCAGCAATTCTTGAGGATTACTGCCCGCAATGCGATACACAATGTAAAGATCAGTGCCGCGAACAAGCGAATGCCAAGTGTGAGTAGTAGACAGTTCGCCCTTTGAATACGGCTTGTCCTTGCCGTATCTGCCCATTGAATCAGCGAGTTTCGCGTTAAGAAACCCACTCAACTCAGATTGAGTGACTGAATATTTGAGCAAATACCCCTGAAACTTGTTGCTGAACTTGATGACCAGCGCCATACTTTACGCGAACTTGAACCCAGCAATGGCAGTATCAACATCAGCAGCACTGTTAACAGCAAAGGTCAAATCTTCAGGAAAAACGGCAGTGTCAAGATATTCAAGAACCTGTTGCTCATTCACAACACTCTTGCCAACACATTCAGCAACCATGCGGAACAAACCGTCACGGGCATTGGCTTGATCTTCAGCAATCTTAACACCTTTAGTTATCGCGTTCATGTTATTTCCTTGTTACAGTGTGTATTATACAAGTATTTAGCCATAATGTCAACAACTATTTTGCTGAAATGTAGGCTAAAAAGTCAAGAAATATGGCTGAAATTGTTGACTTTCTGGCGTGACCGCACTATAATTAGTGTATGGAAACAAAGAATGCTACTACTGCTAAATCCCGCAAGGTCCGCTGCGATCGTCGCCACATTGTGTATGTCATCACATGCATTGTGACTGGGGAGCAGTATGTTGGCATTACTGTTGGCTCAGGTAGCGTTAAACAACGGTTGAAGGTGCGGATGCAGAAGCATGCGGAACGCGCCCGCAACGAAAACAAGGGTTGGGGGCTGTGCTGCGCATTGCGTGAGCATGGCACTGCCAACTTCAACTATGGTGTGCTGGCGCTGGTGCGTGGAAAGGCTGCTGCTCACGCTTTGGAATGCGGCATCATCCACGCTTTTTGCCCAACATTAAACACTGCCAGCAATTTAGCTTAACAGCGTAAACCCTTAAACAAAGGAAACTTACTATGTATACCAAAGAGCAAACTGAGTTGATTGCTAAATGCCAGCAAAAGCAAATCGCAAAGCCTGCCCGGGCGATAGTGAACACCGAGAGTGCGTTCGTGAAAGACATGATTGCGAAAACAGATCCTCTCTTAGCGACAAATTATTGGAATTGGGTATGTTTTCAAGGCCCTATTAGACGCCCTGAAGAGTTTGGCGTTGATGTTTTAAACAACGAAATCTTGCTTCAAGAAATTGATGCCAATCAACGTATGCCAGAATGGGGATATTCTGGCACGTAACTAAATACAAGATGCAGTTATCAGAAATCAAACCACAGTTCGTGCTCGTCATTGGCGGTGCAGGGTCTGGGAAAAATTATTACATAGAGCACAGTGCTCTATCGTCGTTTCAACTGGTTGACGTTGATGCAATCAAGGGCAAGTTAGGGGTGTCTGCTGCGATTTCTGCAATCAAGCCAATGCTATTGCAAGCATTTTTGAATCGCGAAAACGTAGTACACCCAACAACTGCATCTAACCTTCAAGCACAAAAAAACAAAATCGCTGCCGCCAAAGAACACGGTTACAGTGTCATGCTACTATTAGTAGAGCGCCCAGTTGAGCAAGCATTGGATCAGGTGAGGCAACGCGTGGCTAAAGGTGGGCACGATGTAAACATTGACAAGATCGTGTCGTCAAACGCTATAGCCAAGAGCAACTTTACTCTGCTAGCGCCGTTAGTAGACGTAGCTAAGACAGTTAGCTAAATATTCCAAGTTTCTTTTCACTGCTGACAAGATAAGTGTAGTATCTAATGCTACTTTGCAGTACCATCTTGGTTATTGGGTGATCATAGCCAAACGTTTTAATATATGTCTTTGCGACAGGAGTATCTAACGCTTTCTTGCCATTCATGGCGTGGTTGGTTCCGTACTTTAAGAAAACTTCAAGGGCAATGTTATACCCAAATGCCTCGATCTCGTCTACATTCCCCAAAAACTCTTTAATCTCTAGCATGTGTCCATAACTTTTTTTGCTGCCGTATATTACTGCAGGTATGTCATAGTTGCGATTGCGATATTCTTGCCGGCGAATGATTTCATGGCCAACTGTAGATATCATTTCGCGGCATAATGCTGGCCAATCCAAATCAGCAAAACAAATGGTTTCTTGCTCAGTGTTGAAGTTTATGTGAATAACAATCGCTGCTCCATCTAAAAACTCAGCGTCAGGATCATAGTCCCCGGTGATAACTACCGTGTTAAAATCAACATCGTCAGAAGTGTTAGCCTCTACGGCTACATTTAGATTACCTGAGTATTTTCTAAAAATAGCAGTAAACTCGTCTAATGTAAAGTTAAAGTTTTCAGTAGACTCATCTTTCAACGACAGCATGTCATTAAATAGTTCTCTTACAGTAGCATGATTTGGTTCAGTCACTTAGATTTTTTTGTAGAAAATATGTTGGTCGATTTTAGTCACTTGGTGCAACTGCTTTGACCACACGGGCGAAACATAGTCCGCGTGGTAGTTAGTCGCACCTTCAGTAATATCTACAACCATATTTTTATTTAGCAAAAGTTCTTTGGCAGCAGCCAAACTCTGCGACCACATTTCACCACGCTTGTCGACACCAGTATGCGGAGCGCACGTCCAACTAAACTGGCAAGCAAGCGTTTGAGTATTTTGACTGCCTTCATAGATGACACCACAGACTGTGGATGGATATCCGTTTGCTTTAGTGCGATTTAACACCACTTGTCCAACCGCTATTTTACCAGCATAGCTTTGGTTGCCAGCTTCGTAATAAATGTTTTCAGCCATACACTGAAGATCATTAGTAGGAATAGTTTTGCTCGTTACGAGTGGCACTAACGATTGTGGAACCAGAGTTCGCACGGTGATTGCTTTCACTTCAAGATAGAAGTCAAGCACAGAAGTTACATCAGCTTTTACATTGCTGATTACTTGGGTTGTATCAAAGTTTTTAAATGATTTGCTAAATGAGCCGAGATAAAGGACTACGGCTGCGCATAAAAAAACTGCAAATGATAACTTATTTAGGAAGAAAGATCTTTCCATTATTTGGGTCTCCTTTTGTTTGCAATTTACACAGGATTTAAAGCCTGTTACTTATTTATCCTATGCTTACATAGGGCAATAATAACATAGAACGACGGAAATGGCAAGAAATATGACTCTTTCTACGTTACACTAGCATGGATGGCAGTGATCCGCCCGTGCTGCCGCCGTGTCCGTATGGTGCAGACCCCGTCAAAGTCCACATTGTTCGCGCATCGCCCTTGGGCCCAGCACCATTGAAGGCTACGTGAACCCATGCTGAGTTATGCTTCTCGTAGATAATCTGCGAGAAGGGTAGGTTAGCGTGAACCATCCACTTGAACATCGCTATAGTATCTTCAGTAGTAGACATTGAAATATCTGCAGCACAGCCTATGCCGTGATCAGTATTTCCCATGCCGCTTTCAACAGTGCGGAACCCGCTGTTAAAGTTGAACTTAAATTGCTCATATACTGGATCAAGAATATTTGTGCAAAGTGCTGCCCAATTACAAGCGATTTGTGATGCAGTAAGACCGCGCTGCGCTGTAATCATACCACTCTTCGCACTGTGCGATAGTTTAAAATATTTACTTGCTTGAAGCGACATGTCTGACATTGTGATAACAGCAGGAAACTTGTCACAACTGACAGGGGTAGATGGAGATTCGTTTGGTGCTGGCGGTGGAGCAATGCCAGGTTTCTCTGATGCACCAAGTAAAGGATCAAACGCATTTTCATCACGGCGAGCTGCTGCTTGACCGGGTGCAGAGTTATCGTAAACATGAACACCACCCACGCTTGTAACACCAGGTTCAACCACTACTGCTACCGCTAACACTGGAAATGTTTGGCTTCCAACAATGACATTTTGAGACCCAGATATAGCCGCATCATCATCATCATCAAAGTCTCCTATTCTGCAAGTTAACCTGCCATTTGTTATTACAGTAACTGATCCAGAGATCATTAAATCGTCGTCGTCGTCAAAATCACCAGACCTGCATTGTAATCTACCGTTAGTAATGACATTTTGCGATCCAGAGAGCATTATATCGTCATCATCATCAAAGTCACCAGTTCGAAATGCTCCTGACATAATAATCCTTATTAAACAGAACCGCTCGTGCGAGGGGTAACTTGAGGTATATCATTAGCCACGTCAATAGTATGATTGTGTGTGGAAAAACTATGAGATTTAGATGTCACATACTCATCAGACAATGTTTGTGCTCCGCTACTTATTGCTGGATTGGCTGGGCTCGTTTCCATAAAATATTTTCTAAGGCTGGTGTTTTCATCGCATCCAGTTTCCCAGCATGCCTTCTGTGTGTAAATACCAGCATCAACGTTAACAGCACGGTGTTTTACTGCGCGTATATCATCGCGCAAGTCATACAAGGTGTTTGTATTAGCTACAAAAATTTCATTGTGCCTTAAAAAAGTTTCATTGTGCCTTAATAATTCAGTATTTCGCAACTCGTTAATATTATCAGATGACCACGAATAGCAAAATTGGTAAGCTGACATATTTGCTTGACATTGCCATTCATTTACGGTTGGCCATACTGGACTTCCGTTGGTAGGGTATTTAAAAATTGCCATGCCATTACCGTCAGGCCCATTGACAGTAACAGTTTCTAACCCGTCGTCTGTTATTTCAAATGTGCCAGATTTTGTGTTAAGTATTGTTGATGGTAGCATATTTTTCCTGGTTATTAAATAATTATGCCGTTTTATAAAAATCTATAAAACTGACTAGACGTTTCAATGAATCTACCTTTGGTATTTCTACTTTAGGATTTACTGACTCTCGACGTCTGTAATCGGCTAATTCGTCCGATGTTAAACTATAAAGATCATCTAGACCTTTATTCAAAATGTTTACTGAAGCATTTAGATCTCGATCATGTTTAGTATTGCAACTAAGACATGTCCAATCTCTAGTAGATAGGTCTTTAATGAACTTTTCGTCTTGTGGTAAACAAGGACCAATAAAATTATGATTAAAAGATGCAACGAATTGGTTCCAGAGATATCTAACTGCACCAAAGTTACGGTCCAGAAAACTAGACTGTTCCTTAGTGGGATAGATTCGGTATTTGAATGATTTAAGAACTAATTGAGTCATAAATTATATTGGATTATATAGTTTATTTAATGTTTTAAGTTTGCCATATATAAATTATATTGAAGTTATATGGTTATTTATGGTAATTAAAATTTAGTCACTATATTTATCCAAGGTGGTCTCGTGTCACAAGATTATTTTGCTTTCGTTACGCACAGTCTTGATGCCTGTTGTAAGTTCACGATAGTGATCAGCTACTTGATCAGCCGCAGCATTATGCATCATAATATGAGACTTATCAATCTCAAACACCTGCCCTGGCTCTACAGTAAACATAGACGGGATCAGTCTAATCCCAGATTGAGCTGGAATTATTGTCATTGGCTGCTCTACTTTATACTCAGTAGGAGTCTCGTCTATCAGTTTGGCAACAAACTCATCGCCGTTAACCAACTTCATCGATACTACTGAACCAGTGGCGTATTTTTTATTTACTAACATTTTTCTTCCTTCTTATAATTAACTCTGAGTTAAACCGCTCAAACATTTCAGTTAGCGGGTATCCTGATTTTCGTTTTAGTTCCATAATGCTAACGGCATGGTTGATCCCAGTCCAACACTCCATATTTTCTGACAAAACAAATATATATTTTTGATATGAGTCATCGCCCACATAAGTTAATAGCTCGTCTTTGGTAGTAATGGGAGTAAGAGCATATTGGGGTTGTGATGTATCAAATACTGATAACTTTTTACCAATATCCAATAATCTAACCCAAAGATTTACTGCATTATCACTCACAATGCTATCGCTAGCAAACATAATATTTCGTTTATGCAAATCATGCATTATACCTAAGTATAAATCACTTGCAAATGGCGGGTTGCCAGCCAGACTCGGATTTTTAGATGTCAGCGTTACCTTGCAATAGTTTCCAATAACTATGGCATCAACAATAATGGATACATTAGTTGCTGCCAAGTTACCAGCCCAATAAGTGTATTGATCATCAGCAGTAACCTTAAAAATGCCGGGAGATACCTCAGTAACTTCGTTTTCGTATTCTATTGTCTCACACAACATTTCAAGTTGCGCCGAAAAATCATTGTTACCAGATACTCTCCACGGCATTTCATCCAAAAACACTTTGAAAAAAGTGTCGTATTCCATTTCAGCCGCACTTGCTGCTACCGCAGGTAATACAGACCTTACATCCTTCTTGATAAACTACAGTTGCCGCACCACATTCAAGACATTTTTCATCTTCAACTTTTTCACCGTCCTTGATAAACGATGCCAAATATTTCTTGATTTGGAATAAGAATGAGCCAACAATGACATTGTCGATCTGTTCAAGAGTGTTAACAATATTTTTAATAGCAACACCATGACGCAACAGCAAACTAAGAACACGAGTAATCTTAGTAGCATTGTTATCTGCCGCAACTTTTTCCTTAACATCGTGCAAAAACGATTCAGGTATCCCTTTAACCTTACCCAGCTCTAACATACGATCTATAGCATCATGAGTCGTAACGGTTTTCTCTGAATGGTTAGTTTGAACGAATAGAGCGAATGGTCGAGTTTTTGTTTCGTTCCATACTACAGTCATATACCACTTTCTGCCTTCAGCCTTTAGCACTTTCATTGTTGCTTCTGAAGAGTTACTCATCTTAACACTATCTAAAATAACTTCCTCATCATACCCATTAGTTGAGTTCTCTTTAGAGCTTAACACTGCAGTCATCGTTCCTGAACGATAAGTAGTAACGCCCTTGACATGCCCAGCCTTGTAACATGTCATGTAGATATCTTTGAACTGATCAAACGTGTATTCAAATGGCAGGTTAATAGTCTTGGATGCGGCTGAGTCAATGTAGCGGGTAAATCCAATCAAGTCAGTAAGGTGATCTTCTGCGGTAAGACCAGATAACGCTGTGGCAACATAGTCGGCAGTTGGGTCCCACTCGTTTTTACCTTCCAAGTATCTAACCGCATAGTCCTTGCATTCCACTTCTTTAAGCAAGCCGCGATTTTTGTCAATCTTGTATACCGTTCCATTATGCTCACCACGCAAGATTTCCTCGTCACCTTCTTTAGTAAACTTAAACATTGAAGTTTCAAACCACTCACCCTCAAACCACTTAGGCGTTACATCAGCGATTTCAGGTGGCATGTTATTTACAATCACTGTGCGGATATATTCTGGCATAAAGATTGGTTCAAGTCCACCTGACACAATGTTTGCCACGATAGCAGTGTTGTGAGATATAATCCCGTTTGATAACACATAATGCTGTGCGTTGGGTACAGTTATGTCAAATGTTGGATGTAGTCCAACACTGGTCACTGACATGATTGTTTTTTCGGTTAATTTAAGACCGGTAATGTCTACCTGTTCATACATTTATTGTTTTCCTTGTTAAAAATTTTGTTGATGATTTCATCATATGTAGGTAAGTCGTCACTCCATACAACAATGACAGTATACCCTAATGATCGCGCTAAATCAAGTTTATGCATATCATCTGTGTATTTTTCATCTGCTAATATTGTTTTGTTAACGCCATATGTGTTCTTCGCATTCAGCCTATTGTAATGTTATTTATGATTAAGATAGGCTGAACCAGAATTTACTTTGATAAAATATGCATACCTGGACGTAAATCACACACCGGAACCCATTCCGCAGTAGTTTCGTTTACACGCACCAAATACCGGTGGTTTCCAGTAGATTTTACTTCATCGCCGTTTACAGTTTTAACACTAAACACCTCGTGGTGACCATTCACATAAACCTGAGTAACTGATTCTTGACCGTGTAAAGTATCCACCAACATCGGAGTATGAAGTTGAATCGTCACACCTTCTGGTGCGTCGAGATTATCCTTACCGACCATTTCCCCGATAGTTACTTCCCCGTTGCTTGTGATGATTTTTGTATCGGCCGTCTGACAATTACCAGTTGGTTGAACAGAGATTAGTGAGCTGTTTCTAATACCAGTGGTGCGAAGTTTCTCCATATATTCTTCAGACAAGTCAAGAGAATTGGCAAACTTACCAGCAGCATGTTTTACTGGGTCGCAATACTTGAACATTCCCTTCTCAACTGCCAAATCAATGGATGCTTTGTAGGTAGTTTGAGCAAGCATTTTCATGATTTTGTCACGCAACTGTCCAGCCTTCTCGCTACCAAACTTGATCTTCATCATCAGCAGCATAGATCCCCATCCCATAATACCTACCCCAACGCGGCGCTTGTTACGCATAGAGTCAACGTATTCAGGCAATGGTGCGTCAGAGTATTCGTTCACATTATCTAAGAATCTTACCATGTAGGCAGTATATTTTTCAAACTTGGCAAAGTCAAACTCACCAGATGGTTTGACAAATTGAGTCAAGTTCAATGATCCAAGACAGCAGACGCCACCTGGAGCTAATGTTTGTTCCAAATTGTTACAATAGAGCTCTTTATCTCTATCTCTCCTCATTTCTAAGGAGTATCGGACTATATCTTCATTCAACTTACATTAGTTAAATGTTGGGCGCTCGTGGAGTGATTATTCATCTGATTGTCACACTCTAGTCTCTACACTTTTTAGGTACTATTAATCAGTTCCCTAACTTAGCTCGGTATTGCCTATACGGGTTCACCGAAT